TTAAAGAAGTACGAAACAGAACAGTGAAATCCAAGCTGTACCTGATTGCTGTAACAGTGCATTCCCACAATATTTTTCATTGCTCAAAATACTCAAAACTGTACTTCTTTGCCACTTTTCTTTACCGCTTGGCGTAGCTATTTCTTGATTTTCAAGTTCTGTAGCAATGGCATTAATGACTTTGCCCTCAAGAAACAGCTTGTAAATTAACCTTACAACCTCAGCTTCGCTCTCAACAATTTTAGGTAGTCCGTCCTCCCCTTTTTCATAGCCGAGGAATCTGCCGTATGGTAAGCTGACCTTACCGTCAGCAAAGCGTTTTCTTTGTCCCCAAGTAACATTCTCACTGATAGAACGACTTTCCTCTTGAGCCAATGAGCTCATAATTGTAATAAGTAACTCACCCTTGCTGTCCATAGTATAAATATTTTCCTTTTCAAAATATACCTCAACGCCTTTTTCCTTAAGCTTACGAACTGTTGTAAGTGTATCAACGGTGTTTCTAGCAAATCGGCTGACTGATTTTGTTAGTATAAGGTCAATTTTTCCGTCCAGTGCATCTCGGATCATATGGTTGAACCCATCACGCTTTTTAGTGCTTGTGGCAGAAATGCCCTCATCTGAATAAACTTTGACCATTTCCCAAGCAGGATTTGATTCAATCCGCTTTGTGTAGTAATCAATCTGTGCCTCGTATGAAGTTGATTGCTCCTCATTTTCAGTTGAAACTCTTGCATAGGCGGCTACTTTTTTCTTTAATTCAAAAGCAGTGTTTACTTGTGTATATACTTTGTTAACTGCTGGAATTACAGTTACTAGCTTTAAATTCACCATTATCACTCCATTCATAGACTTTTTCTGTATTATTTTTAAATATAAATTTCAGCTTGTTGAACTCCGCCACTTGTATTTCTTTAATCAAATTATCGAAGGCGACAGCATCAAATTCATCTATTCCCATCGCCTCCGCACTAACTCTGTATAAAATATCCTCGGGTATTTGCTTTGTATAACAAGCCGACTTTCCGAAACGGATGTATGTACTGCAGTTCCAAAAAATGCGTTCGTATGTTTTTCCTGCATGAGAAGTTTTTCGTTTATATCCTTTACCGCAATTCAAACAACGTATTTTCCCTGAGAACGGATAGCGATTGCCATGATTATTATTTCCTTGATATTTTTTGGCTCGGCGCTGCATTTCCTCCTGCACCTTATAAAACAATTCTTTTGAAATAATAGGATTGTGGTTATTCTCAACATAGAATTTTTGTAGCTGTCCTTTGTTACGTATTTTCTTTTTTGAAATATGGTCAGATACAAAATATTTTTGAAGCATAGCAGACCCTATAAATTTCTCATTTAACAGTATTTCTCGAACAGACATTTCGTGCCATGTTTGACCACTGGGCGACTTTAACCCCATATCGTTGAGTTTATCCCTTATATTGCAAAACCCCATACCAGACAAATAATCATTAAAAATCATTTTGATAATAATCGCTTCATCCTCTACAATTTCAAAACCATAATCATCACTCCTGCGATATCCGTAAAAATGACTATTATTAATAGGTACGATGCCTTCACTGAAGTTTTTTCTAATCCTCCATTTGCAGTTTTCACTAACCGACCTTGATTCCTCTTGAGCAAAAGAAGAGAGGATGGTCAGCATCAGCTCACCATCCCCACTTAAACTATGAATATTTTCTTTTTCAAACCAAATGTCTATATTTAGGCTTTTTAACTCCCGCACTGTTTCAAGCATTGTAACGGTGTTTCGTGCCAATCTTGATATTGATTTTGTAATTATCATATCAATTTTACCTGCTCTGCAATCAGAAAGCAGCCTTTGAAACTCTGCTCGGTTATCTTTAGTGCCGGTCAAGGCTTCATCGGCATAAACTCCCTTATACTCCCAACCATTATATTTTTGTATTAAATTGCTATAGTAACTGACCTGTGCTGATAATGAGTGAAGCATAGCATCCTTGCCGCTTGAAACTCTGGCATATGCTGCAACACGTTTTTTTGATGGTAAATCAAAAACTAATTTTTCTATTTTTCGTATGGTTCGTGACATATAATCACTCCTTCCCACTGTCTATGTTAACACTAATGTTGATACATTTCAAGTTATTTTCAATTATAAAATGCCGTTATTATGCGGTATTTAGCCACTAACATTGTATCAATCGCACAATAATTCTTATCTGTATAATAGTATAATAAAAGGCAAGGACTCCAAAGAAATCCTTGCTCAATTTTCAAACAAATGTTTATTAATGGTCGACCTTGTCTAATACCGTCTTGTTGTTTTTTGCTCGAAGTTCACTCTTAACTTCTTTATTTTTGGATTTCGTTTTCATTCTATCATTGACGACAGAGATGTTCTTTTTTTCAGTACCCATTATTAAAGTCTCCTTGTATAATATATTGCTTATTTAGTATCTGTAAATGTAAAATATAAATACAGATAAATTATGTTAAATACAAATTATTAAATGATTTTCAATTATAAAATGCAGTTATAGGGTGATATTTAGCCACTAGCATTGTATCAATTGAAAAGTAATCATCATCGGTGATTACGCCCTTCTTAAGCATTGATTTTACGATTGCAAGGAAAACTCTATAATTTTTTTCACGTTCAAACTGCTCTTTTGACATCATCGTTACCGCCTTTCTTAAATTTTATATAACAGGAATGCGAGCAGTATATACGGCTCTTATTTCCATAACTCTCAAATTCAATTCCACATTGTTTACATATAATTTTGTATATAGCTTTTTTGTTTACTTTATCTTGGTTTTTGTTCCACCAGTTTAATCTGCATTTATCATTGCAGAACAACTTTAACTTGGTGTTTTTATTTTGAATAATAGGTTTACCGCAGTATTTGCAAAATTCGCCTTTTTCGTAATGTTTTTGTGTGATATCAGTTTTAGGCATGTAAATCTTATTTCTACTGCAAAATGCTTTTATTGTTCCTTCCAATATGTTTAATTCAGTGGCAATTTGCGAATAACTATTGCCCTCAAGTCGCATCTTTTTGATTGTTTCTTTCTGTTCTTTTGTCATAGGCTTAACCTTCATAAGAAAAAGAGCAATCCCGAAAAGGACTGCTCCAGCAATATATTAAAGATATTTGATATACTCTTTTGCCTGTGTAATTATCTAATATTAGTTTCGTTTCAATCGGCAACATTCTCTTTTTTCTCCTCATCTGTTTTGTTTTTTAATTTTGCAAGTGCATTTTCGAGTTGTTTCGGCAGTGGAAGTCCAAGCGCTCCCCAATTTTCAAGTATCGAAAATCCTTCGTTTGCAATGTAATATGAAATTGATGCAACACGCAATATTGCACTATCGCCAAGTATTAGTTTATCAAGTTGCGTTGCCACTGCGACAATCAGCAGAATACCGCATTTCTTAACACCGCCTATATAGAAAATACTTGAGCTGAATTCTTTTTTTGACCATGCTTTTATAAATCCGCTGACGAAATCAATCAATATAAAAATAATCAGTATGGATAGAAGCCTATCCATATCTCCGAATATGTAACAAAGCAGACCACATACAGCGGCATAAAACCATTTCATTTTTTCTGACATCATTTCTTCCTCCTATGTTTTATATATTTGCAGATAGCTTTCACTAGTATCTGTATTGTTGTAATAATGCGTAACAGCTATATAATAAAGACTTCCACCCGTTAGAGTGAAAGTCTGGTTATAAAAATATGAATCACCTACCATATTAAAACTACTGTCATAGAGCCTTATCTCATGGTCGCCAGATATGCTCTTTCGTTTTATGGTATGAGACGCAGTTACTGTTGGCGTAAATTCAAAAACGCGCATTTGTTCAGACGTGGTTTTGAAATACCCTGAATGCACATTCTGAATTTGAAGTAGCGTATCATCAACATTTGCTAAAATATTGGTTGCTTTTTTTAGCACACCATCAATATTTACAAACACCTCAGTTGCATTCTGTGATACCCCATAAGTATTAGGGAAAATACCATAAGTAAACTCATTTGTTCGCAAATCAACCGTTGTCAAGCTTTCCGTCACTATAATTTCAACCGGTGTAATAGCTGTAGTCCATGTTCTGCTACTGCCGGGATTAGATGTTGGCACAACAGCAAATTTTGTTATTATATAATTCACATCCAAATCAACAGTATATTCACCGCTTTCAGGCAATGTGAACACTCCAATATCAACCCATCCGTAGCTTTGCCGATAGACCATAAAGTCCCAATTTCTGTTTGTTACTGTCCCAGAGCCGGTATCTACAACTTGGATATCAAATTTTATGTGATCGCAATTTACTGCATTGTTGAACTCCATTGGATAAGTGTAGCATCCATTTAGGGTTGTTTGGTTTGTAGCCCACTCAATACCATACTTTGGTTTTTCGCCATAATAAAAATACGGATACTTATAACTAAAATTTATAGTTCTACTCATATTTCACCGCCTAAAATGTTTTTATAACAATGTCACCATAACTTGATGAAGGTGGGGTATCACCCGATGTCCAAAGCACAATATTTCTCACTTGCTTTGTTGTGTATGATGTATTCGACTGTGCCGTGAGCATTGCCGACATTGTAGTTGCTGTGCCTTTTGGAACATAGGTGCTATCGCCATAAGCCTTATTTACAATATCATAGCCAGATGATGGATTTTGCACCTGAGCCTTGCCACTGCTATCTCGCAGCATTAACCTATCAGCAGTATAATTTGGGGTAGCGTTATCTAATTTTTGCTTATCCAAATATGACATAAAACCGTTTAAGCCTATCGTTGCATTTGCGTGAGTGCCACCGTTTATATGGTTATAGCAGCTTTCAAGCGTTGTCGCAGGTGTGTCCCACCAGTTGGTTTTGCCTGTAATAGCCTTTATTCTATTGGCAATCCAATTAATTATTAAGCTGACTTTACCCTTTTGATTTGTTGTAGGCGGGGATACCCCTTGGCTAACAGTTGGGGTAAGCTCATTATCCAAGGTATCAAAGTTTTCATTTAAAATGTTGATATCTGCATTGTCAGTGTAATATGGCTTTTTAAAGCTATAGTTTGTTGTATTAGCCGGCATAATTTTTTCACCTCACCCACACAAGAATTACATTATCAGATATTCTCTTTATAACAGGATATCCGTTATTTATCGACTTTGTTGCAATTCCGCCTTCTGTTGGACGAACAACATCACCTACATTTGCAGTGCCATCATCTCGAACAGGGAGCTTACCCATAACCCCAACAGCTGACCATTCAGGACGGTCTTTTCTTGGTATATAATCAAGCGTGGGGTCATAATCAGGATTTAAAATTGGTTGTCTTTCAATTCGCTCTTCCTCTATAACATTTCCGTCTTTATCTGTAAGTGCCGGAATTACAACATCAGGGTACTGAATTCTGCCAAAATCATCGGATATATATTTTTTGTTCCAGTGAAGCTCACCGCTATCACCTAAAATTGCAGGATTTCCGCTTGTGATTCCAAGCACGCCTTCAAAGTCAGTGGCTTTGTCAATCTTGCCATTTACAAGCTTTACAAAGCATCCAACTCTATCCTCATTATTTGGGTTACCATCTGCCCATTCAAAATACTCAGCATAGTCGGCACAAGGTGAAGAATATGTACCGTCAATAAACATATTGCCGGACTGCAGTATTTTTGCTGCGAGACCCATAGCCGAAAATGATGTGCCGTTTCCAAGACACCACGAATACGTTTCCGGCGTAACTCCGTATCTTCCGAAAATGCTTGCTCCCTCGTGCACGGCAAGCGTATATTGTCCGTGAGCCTGCGCATACCGATTGCCTGCTGTGCCATATCCGGAAGCAAAGTTATTCCCATACGATGTTTCAATCCGAAAGATATATCCGTCCGGCATGATTGCTTCTCCGTAAGTCCCGCCACCGATGGATTCCTCTACATAAATTTTCTGACCACTGATGTATTTAACTGTCAATACGCTGTTGATGATAACATTTCCATTATTCTTATACCTTATCAACAGTTTGTTTCCGGCGGACAACCCAGCCAGTGATTCACCTGCAGCCGCTGTAAAGGATTTCTCACTGCAGCTTAAAGCAGTGCATTTGATAGGACGCCCTGCTGCCCTGCCGTTTCCTACGGCAAACGAATATTCCCCGTAAGCGAAACCGTTATTCAGAGCCGCTCCGTAATCCAGAAAAACCTGAGCACTGTTCGCCGCAAATCCGTATTTTCCCCCAGCCTGCGCCGTATTGCAGGCAAAAGCAGCAACCGCTCTTGCCGCGGCGTTGTTAAAAGCTGCTGCGGAAATTGCGAGCGCGTTGCCGGAATTGGCGCTGAAGCTGCCTGATTCGGATGATTTATTACCCATAATGATTGTGCTCTCTCCCTGCAGTTTGTATTCTGCTTTTAACAAGCTGAAACAGGGTACATACATCATAGCAAGCTGAGTATGCGTTTCGTCCGGCGGATTTTCAGTGACCGGTATATCCGCTACTGTAAAATATCCGTCTCCGCAGGCGGTTATTGCAGTGACATATTTATCAGTGATAACCGTAACGCTGTCCGACCAGTCGCTATTATACCATGTCTGGCTAAACTGAATGGCAGCCTTATCTCCCACGGCAATATTCAGGGTTACATTCTCCGAAAATATATAGTACTGTATGGTCTTTGTGGATATGTTAACTGAGTCAAAATTGATATCATCCAATCCCGCGGATATTTTTTTATCCTGTCCGATGATGATCAGATTATCGCCGACGATGACGTTCCCAGACCCGATAATCTTATTATTATTGCCGAATACTATATTTCCTTTGCCGGAAATTGAGTTTCCGTCGCCCTCTACATAAATCTGATCTGCCGCCGCTGATCCGGCATTGTTCAAAACTTCATTGATGGCCTCCACCACCGTTTTGCTCTGTGTGTTCAGGTTTGCTACATCTCCCACATCCGTTGCCGTCGCCAACCCGATATCGTTAGGCATTATCGCCATAAATTATTCCTCCATTCTCCGTGCAATTGGTTTCCCGTTCATAAACGCGATATACGCGTTTCCGTCGTTTGTGTCCCTATAATACACTAGCCCATCGTCTGTAATATATAAATTCAATACAATTTCAAAGCTGCGCATCCATTCCCATGAATTTGCCTGCGCCGCTTCCCAATCTACAAGTGTGCTTTTTACATCCTGCCATAACCGGTAGGTGAAGATATACCGAACCTCTAGATGCGCGGGCTTAATTTCTTCAACCACTTTTTTAATATCATCCAGTTTCACGGGCATGCCCTTTTTGGATACAAACTTAATTGCAAAGGCATACTCGGATACATATTCTATAACCTCAATTTCGCCACCCTCATAGGAAGCAACAATATTTTTCATAGCCCCTTTTGTAGTTGTACCAGTTCCACGAAGCTTAGATAATACATTACTTCGTCTGCTCTCAAAGCTACTGCTGCCGGGTGAGATACCAACATCTTGTTCATAGTCGTTTAAATTTCTGTCAGCCAAGATAACAAAAAATTGATTTTCAGTTAAGCTAGCCTCATTTGATAGGCTTGACATCTGCTGTTCTAAGCTATCAAACAGGCTTTGCAT